TATACGATAAAAAGATATATACCTGTTGTCATGGGACACGCAAAATAAAAGATGAACTGATGGCAGAGAATTTCGCAGCGTTCTTGGATTTAATTGATTAACGGTTCTTCGAGTAGAAGTAAAAAAATAAAATGTGCAGGGTAGCAGCAATGCCGCCCTGCACATTTTTGTTAAGTAAAGGACTTGAGCACTTTTTTCAGTGCTTCACGCTGCTCCGGGGAAAGCTGAGCCAGAAGTTCTAAAAACTCCTGCTGCTCCTCCGGGGTAAGCCTGCTCTCCGGCTCAGAATGATTTTGGCGGTTCATAAAAGATACTTGCTCCTTTCGGCAAATCCTGTTCAGCTATCAGTTCGGCACGAATCTGACGCTTATATTTATAATAGGTATTCCGGGCAAGACCTGTGAGCTTCATGCACTCGGCATCGTCAAGTGTGCCGCCAAAGGTCTTGCAGTGGGTGCGGATGATCTGCTTAGCTTCTCTGGATTTTTTCGTTTCAAAGCCAACACCCTTTTTGCGGCCAACCTGCTTGCCGTTCAATCGGGCGGTCAAAAGACCCTCACGGGTGCGCTGGTGCAGATCGGCAACTTCTTTTTCGGACTGCTCAAAGGCCAGCTTGATCTGCTCCTTTGCCAAGGCCATCAGATATTCGTTGATGCCCTTTAAGATGAAGTCCACATTTGTCCCTGTCATGGCAATGCTGCCGGACAGGGCTTTTTTGTAGGTCTCGGTGTCGATGTGGTGCTCTTTCAAGAACACCAGCCGGATGCCCTTGTGGTAAAGGTCTTCGTACAGAGTAAAACCTTCTTCTGCATTTCTGGACATCCGGGACACCGAATCGAACACCACCGTATCCCCGGATTTTAGAATCCGATAGAGCTTCAGCCATTCCGGGCGAAAAATGGATGTGCCAGTATAGGCTTCCTGCACGATATGGGCAGTCGGGTATTCGGCCTTGATGTTGCGGATCTGACGGTCAATGCTCTGTTTTGCCGTAGAGATTCGGCAATAGCCATAGATGTTCATGCGTCTCCTTTCTGGCTCAAAGATAACGAGCGACATTTTTAAGACTGTGTTTTGCACCTTGAAATGGCCTGAAAACGGCTGATTTTAATACAAAACGGAATATACGGTATTTTTAATACAGTTTTAGTGGGCATAGGCAGTCATAAAATCAGAAATGGTAGTGCACGGTTTGTGATTGGCGGTGTCCTCGCCATCCAAAGGAGCGTAGTTCCAGTCGGTATCCTCGTCAATATATCGCCGCCCATCGTCCGGCAGGTCCAGCGGTTCCGCAAGGATAATGGTGCCCCAGTGGTTGACCATCACAAAGGGGGCGATTTCACAAGGGATGCCCCGGCACTCATCGTCGTGCCGGACATCGTAGGCGTACAGACCATCCGGGATGGTATCCCTCTTGATGCGGATGCTGGTGAACAGCGCAGGCTTTCTGCAAACCGTAATCTCCTCGTAGTGTTCGGTCATTGCATTAAAGGTCATAAGGCGTTCCTCCTTAAATTTCAATGATAAAAGCTCTGAATTTCTCTTTGTAGAAGTCCATTGCACTCTGCGGCAGGGAAGTCAGATTCCCTTCGTTGTCACATCCGGCCAGAAATCCCGGCCCGGCAAGAACATCGGCTCCATCCCACAGCGGACGATTGAGCGGCAGGCCAAGCAGCTTGCCTTCATCATTGCAGACCAGTGTGACCGCTGAACCGGTGTCACTCAATGTGATGCATTCGATCAGCCCGCCTACAAATTTCTGCATGGCTTCAAGCGTGTTGTCCAGATCAATCTCCTTTGGCAGCTCCATTGGCAGGAGCGCAAGGACTTTGATTTTTTCTTCTTTCATTGTGTATCTCCAAATAAAAACAGGACAATCCAAATGGATTGTCCTGTAAAAAGTGAAGGGGGAGCATCCGAAGATGCTCCCCAGTAGATAATTATTTTTTCCTTACCATACAACGCTTTTTGAAGAATGCGATGCCATAGCAGAGGATGTCATCATAGTCATCCCGGAAGTCCGCCGCATACATCCGGTCATTGATCTGCTGAATAGCAGTATCACAGGCATCCGGCAGAGCATCCAGAGTTTTGGAATACTTGGCTTCAAAAATTGCCACACGGCCATTGCGGATATCCTTTACAATGACATCGCTGCGACCCTCGCCATGCTCTTTGTTGGATTCCACCACATAGCCAGCACCAGTAAAGATGCCCGCAAGGAAAGCGTGGTAAAAATCCTCCCGGTAGTCGTGGTAGCTGATGGTCATACGCAGCAGCTTGGTCATCTCTTTTGTCAGAGCTTCGTTGTTTCCGCTCCAGACTGCATCAAACAACGGGCTGCGGTTCCACGCCTTAGCGCTATCGTCAAACCACTTGCTTACAGTGGTTTCAAAAATTTCCTGAATCTCTGCATTGGGAATCATCAGCGCAGAGCAGCCATCCGGCAGCGAATCCGTCAAATCTTTATCCCGCACCTTGGTCAGATAGCCTGTCAGATACAGCACACTCCAAAGATTTTCCTCAGAGGAGTGCAGATAATCGTAGGTCAGGTTTTCTTCAATATGCTGAACAATAGAGCCGCCAGCCATCAGAGTTTCAAGCTTTGTGGTGATATTGTCGCCTGCATAGTCGATGAAAGAACGGATGATGGCGTTATCACTGGTGTTTTTCCAATAGCTTTTCGGCTTCTGTGCTACACCATACTGGAAATCCCGCAGATAACTGATTACGTCCCACGGACAATAAATGTCTGCATCGCCAAAATGATAACCGTCGTACCATGCCTTGATTTCAGCAGACTGCGATTCAAGATCAGCATCTTTCAGCATTTGATCTACATCTGCCTGTGTAAACCCAAAGGATTCGCTCAACCGGGGAGAAAGAATCGTATCCGAAACAAAATTGTTCGTCCCGGTAAAGATGCTTTCTTTTGCAATTTTCAGGCAGCCGGTAATAACAGCAAAGTCAAGCGAAGTATTGTCTTTGAGCGTGGTGCTCATCATAGCCCGCATCACGTCCAGCATCTGCGAATAATATCCGTTGCTGCTGGCTTTTGCAATGGGAACATCATACTCATCCAGAATGACGACCGCCGACTTTTTGAAATGGATTTCCAGCATCCGGGTCAATAGCAAAAAGCAGCTTTTTGTTTCATCCATTGATGCAGTGCGTCCCAGAATCCGCTTAAAGATGCTTTTGTCATCGTCAGAAATAGCATCGTCATCCAAAAGAAACTGATAATCCTGAAATGCAAATGCCAGCTTCATGCACAGCATTCCATAGGCACTTTCAAAGGTCAGACCGTCCGTATCCTTGAAAGAGAAAAATACCACAGGACACTGGTTCATCCATTTTTTGCAAAGCTCTGTATTTTTGGAGATCGCCAATCCCTCAAACAGTTGCTTGCTGTCTTTGCGGATGTCCAGAAAATTTGCGAGAGTGCTCATACCAAGTGATTTTCCGAAACGGCGAGGACGAGTGATCAATGTTACTTCAGCGATACCACCGCTAAGAAGTTCAGAAATCAGATTGGTCTTGTCGATATAATAATACCCGCCTTCTCGAATCTTTTCAAAATTCGAGATTCCAACAGGAAACTGCAAATCTTTCATGCAATGCTCCTTTCCGCTCACAGAGGAGAGCTTTCAGAACTCACTACTGTAAGTGTACCATGAAATATAGAATCATACAAGAATCAAGTGACATCGAAATAGAGCAGTTTTATCATGCTACGTTCAATCTGGTGGCTTTATAGCAGTCAGCGCACATTCCCTCATGGGTGGCTGCAAACTCTGCCGCCTGCATGATGGAGCCATCTTTCAGCTTGACCCTCTTGATAGGCTGGTTGCACCGGGCGCAGATGCAGGGCACAGGCGGCTGTTCCTGCTTCGGGGCAGCGGATCTCGGCTTCGGCTGCTTTTGAGGCTCTGCTTCAGGCTGCGGTGCGGCATCTTCCGGCAAATCCTCTCCGGCATAAACGTACAGGCCCAGACCAAACATAGCAAGGTTCTTCACTAAGCACCGCATGATAGCCTTGTTCACATCGAACATGGATGCTGCTTCTACGGTGCGCTCTTCCATGCCGACCTTTTCACGGCGGCGGGTCTGAGGATTGTAGTCCCATTTCGGGGTGGTGTAGGTGTAAGGGGTGGCTTTCATCGCTTTATTTGCGCCATCCAGTACAGGCAGCCACATTTCGTGCGAAACGCCCTCAATCGTGACCGAGGTATACACCATGAAGCCGGTTATGGGGTCATAAACATAGGGAAGGCCGTTGAATTTCTTGACCTCATAGCTGGCAGCGGGATACAGTTTTTTCACCTCTGCCCAGGCATACGCCCAGCTTACATATTTCAGTTCGGTATTGCCGGACTTTTTGACTTCCAGATGATCTTTGAAGTCGATAGCAAATAATTTTACGAATGGATTTTCCATAAGAATGCCTCCAATTTGATAAAGAAAAAAGGGCACAACAGCGTCAACTGTTGTGCCCCATGATGTGAAAATTACGGATTGAGCAGAAAATCAATGATATTTCGATGAATGATTCCGTTTCGGCTTAAATTCGCCAAATCACCACTGATAACATACTTAGGATAGTTGTCGTGCAGCCGCTCAAGATTACCGAACTCCCGTTCTTCATCGGCGGGAGTGATCAGGTAAGCAACCTGAATATAGAGCTTTTCATCTCCACGGTAGCAGATAAAATCAATTTCGGTGTCGTCCAGCTTGCCGACCTGAACTTCATAGCCACGGCTCCGCATTTCCAGATATACGATGTTCTCATACAGCTTGTTGCTGTCAAGCTCTTCGCTTTTCTTGATAACGTTCCGCAGGCCAAGATCGACTGCATAGTACTTTTCTGTGCTGGACAGGAGCGCTTTTCCTTTGATATCATAGCGGCGTGCATTCAGAAGGATAAAGGCTTCCTTGAAATAATCAACGTAGTTCAGTACGGTAGCAGTGGTTGTCTTGATTCCTTCCGAAACCATGCGTCCACTGATATTACGGGCAGAAAACGGATTGCCGATATTGTCCAGCAGGAATGCAAGGACATTACGTAATGCGGTCTGTTCGCGAATATTGTGGCGCAGCATGATGTCACGGACAATGATAGCCTCGTAAAGATCGCCCAGATAGGTGGTGATTGAATGATCGTCAGGGAGGAAGAAACGCTGCGGAAAACCGCCGTACTTCAAATAGTCTGCGAAGAGCTTTTCATCCGAAGTATAGGTTCCGTTTTCAATGCATTGCTGTTTTGCTTCGGCCAGCGAAAAGGGGAAAACCTGAATCTGGATGTATCGTCCGGAAAGATAGGTCGCCAGTTCGCCGGAAAGCAGCTTGGAATTGGAGCCGGTCAGGTAAATATCACAATCGAAATCGACACGAAGAGAATTGATTGCAATCTGCCAGCGCTCCACCTCCTGAATCTCATCCAGAAGAATATAGATTTTGCCGGTACAGCCTTCCGCTTTTTCTGCGATGTAGTCGTAAAGCGTTTCTGCAGTACGGGTGTTGCGGAAGCGCATGGACTCAAAATTGGCCTGAATAATGTTCTGTGCGGGAATGTTGCGCTGGAGGAGTACATCCTTGATCTGACCGAGAAGGACTGTTTTTCCACAGCGCCGGATTCCAACCAGAACTTTGATCAGATCCTGATCGATAAAAGGAATGATCTTATCCAAATAACTTTTGCGCAGAACCATCGTGCATCACCTCATATTCTTATCTTAGCATACAATTATTATTGTGTAAACAGTATTGTGCTTTTCTATTAAACAAAAATAGCTGAAACGCGAATTTTGTGTTCCTATAGGCGTACAAAAATTATGCTGCATGGATAATGGTAAACCTGCGGCTGCTTACATTCTTGCTGTACCGATTGAAAATATCGGGCTGTTCTTTCTTCAAACGCTGGGAATCCACCCGTTTGCTTTCGGAGGATACCCAGGACACCTTGTAGCCCGGTGCTGTGCCATAGGCAGCATCCTGCATTTGCAGCTTGACCTGTTGCTCGATAGCCGTTTTCTCCTGTTCCATCTGCTCGATTTGGGTGGAAAGCTCCTGCCGCTTATCCAACAGGTCGCGGATGGGATTCAGATCGGCAGTTTTGTTTCGATCATCTGCAGAGTACAGCTGATTGATCTGCTGTGTATCCCCCTCGCTTCCGGTAGGTACAGGCGGAATTTCGGGCATCACGTTGTATTTCCAGAAGTGCTCTTCCTTGGCAATGAGGTTGTTCAGAACTTCTTTGTCGGTTGTGATCTTGTGAATCACCAGCTCCTTCCCGAAAATCAGAGCAGCAATGTACCAGCAGTCAAAACCGCTGACGGCCAGATAGTGATTGACCTGAGCCATGTAATGTGCGGGGATTTTGCCATCAGCCCATTTGTCTGCAGAAAACGGCGAGACTGTTTTGCACTCCAGCCCGGCCTTCTGTCCAACGATCAGGCGGTCAAAATCTGCCAGAAGCAGCGGATGTTCCTCACTCTGGTAAATGGCATTTGCACGGCGTACTTTCAGACCGGTGGCCTCGGTGAAGCGCTGCGCCACATAATCCTCCAGATCACGGCCCTGCCGCATAGCCTCGTTGTCGATATTTTCAATGGTATCGCTGATTTTATCGTGGTACACCTGAAATGCAGAGCGATAGGGATTCAGGCCAAGGATGGCACCGGCATCCGTGCCGGTAATACCGCACTTGCGGTAGCGGAGCCAATCTTCTTTGGACAGGTTCAAAGTTGAAATCAATCTTTTCATGCGCTTTGCATCCTTTCTTTCATAATAGATTCGACAAGAATGAAGTCATATTCCACCAAGTCTTTCATGATCGTGGAAAAGTCGCTGGCCAATGAATGGCAAGAGCCAACCCACAGGTCGTAAAGAAAATCCAGAATATTATTTTGCACCCTGAGATGGTTCCAGTAGCGCTCCTCCAGTCTGCCCTCGGATTCCAAAACAATAATGGCGGTGCTGATGGTACTTTTCATCGTGATCTCATAAGCCATGGTAACGCTGATTTCAGAAGCACTCTTCTCAACGTTGTCAAAGAATTCCGTGAATTCCCTGAAAATGCGGTTATTTACATCATTCATGGCTTGCTCCTTTATGCTGCTGCCAGCACCATCTTGTAAGCCTTGTCGATCATGGGGTTGCCCTCTGCGGTGCGCAGGAACAGGTTTTCGTTGTAGTTTTTGGTCTTGCGGAGAGGGTCTGCGTGGGTGGCAAAATCAGAGACGGCGTTGATAAAACGCCAACCGTTTTTGCCGACCCATTCCAGATCCGGTGCGTTGTAGTAGCGAGTCTTCAGTTCTTCCTGCAGGCGCAGATTATTCTTCCGCTGGCAATCGGACAGGTCCTCAGAAATCGGGAAAAACTCATTGATGAACTCCTGCACCTTGTGATCGGATAAATCGATGCGAGCCAGCTCTTCGCCACGGTTGCCGAGTTCAACCATATAGTTGCTGGCCAGCTGCAGGGTTTCACGGGCATCCTGCACGCGGAGCAGAACATTTTCGGTGTGGCGTGCAGTCCAGCTGCGCTTTGCTGTATTCAGCGCAAGGTTCAGAGTATTCTGGCAGACCACACGGATTGGAGTCATGGCCACTTTCACACCAGAACTGCCGTCATGACTGTTGAAGATCACAAGATATGGTACTACTTGATCTCCAGCAATAAGATATTTCCTCGGAAGCCTTGCCAACATCCAGACCTTTCTGCCGCCCTGCAGGGAACCGGCAGTTTCATAAGTGACACCTTCACCCAGCAGGTCATCGGTGAACTGAAATGCTTCTTCGTTCTGCACAATGCGGTAGCGGTCGGATACCACACCCAGAACAGCATCATCAGTGCTGCGGACGTTAGCCCGATAGCCGGGAATCATAGCACCCGTGCCGGAATAGATATTGCGGCTTTCCACCTGCCAATCCAGACCGGCCAGTTCCAAGGCTTCACGGCTTGCAGGGGCATCCATAATGATACGGCCAAGGCCGTGCCAAGGGGTCTCACGGACAGAGAACATCGTTTCTACATTTGCAGACATAGTAAAATCTCCTTTTCAGTGTACTGTGATCAATTGTTGTTTTCCATTTCTTCAGCGATGCGGACGAGGACTTCCACTAGGACGGTGCCGACCTCTTTGACGATTTCGGACCAAAAGTTCATAATGCTTTCTCCTTTCTGCGCAGCTGCGCTTTAAAATACGATGGTAATAATGATAGTGATGGTGCGGAATAACAAAGTGCTCACCTCCAGACATAAAAAGCCCCTGAGTCTTTCGACTCAGAGGCTTTGAATCATGATTATATTATCTGGGTGAAAAATGGAAATTTGAGAAAGCTAGAGATAAAAATGCCAGACCGGCATGAAGGTGGCTAAAAGAAATTTGGAAAAGTGGCATAATCGCTGAAAAATTCATAAATCACTTGTGTAAAGTGTGATTGATGAATGAGCGATGAAATGATATAATTAATTAGAATGGAGGGGAGGAAAAACAGATGCAGAATAAAAAACCGCCATTTACAATTACAGAAAAAATTCTCACGGATGTAATGGAGATTTGTGAACTTGTTGGAAAAGTGAGCTCAACACAACATCTTTCATCTGACCCTGTTCTGCGTAGGAAGAATCGGATTAAAACAATTTATTCCTCTCTTGCAATTGAACAAAATACACTATCCTTAGAGCAGGTAACGGCTGTACTATCAGGAAAACGTGTCCTTGCACCGCCAAAAGACATTGCGGAGGTGAAGAATGCGTATGAAATTTACGACCATTTGAATGAATTGAATCCATACTCAGTGGAAGACTTACTGTTGGCTCATCATGTGATGATGCGAGGGCTGGTTCAAGAAGATGGTGTGTTTCGCTCAAAGCCAGTAGGTGTGGTTGACAGTCATGGAAATGTACTTCATTTTGGAACACTACCGCAGTATGTGCCTCCTCTGGTGGAAGAACTGCTCAAATGGACAGAGGACTGCCCGCTTCCGATGCTGATCAAAAGTTGTGTGTTTCACTATGAATTTGAAGTAATCCATCCGTTTGCAGATGGAAATGGAAGAATCGGAAGGCTTTGGCATACGCTACTGCTCTCCAGATGGAATCCGCTGTTTGCATGGCTTCCGGTGGAGTCTATTGTTCATGATCATCAGCAGGAGTATTATGAGGCTATCAATACATCAAATGCCCAAGGTGAAGGAACTGCATTTATTGAATTTATGCTAAGTGTGATTGAAGAAGCACTTTTGAGTGTAATCCCAGAAAGCTTCGAAAAGAGCATGATGCCTACAAGTGGAAAAGAAAATCGATGGAATATTCTTGAAAAATACTTGAAAAAAGAGAAGATTATTCATAACAGTGATGTGCAACAGTTGCTGGAAGTCTCTTCAGCAACGGCAAATCGAATTCTAGTTTCTTTTGTAAAAGAAGGTAAACTAGAGAGAGTGAGAGATGGTCGCTATTGGGCGTATCAAAAGTTATAAATGGGAGTTGCATAAGCAATGCAGAATACAAACAGAGCACAAGAAAGTGGATATAAAGCTTCTCTGACAAGAGAACAGTTTTTATTCCACGAAATGCGAATTGTAGCGAAGCAAATGGTGCAAGGAGAGGATCTTGCATCAATGATACAAATAATTTCCGCCAATAATCTCTTCCAGTATCCAACTGAACGCATGACAGCTGGTATGGTTCGGGCGTGTTATCGGCGGCTAAATCTTTTGAATAGTGAACAACTGCTTCGGAATATTGCAGAGCATTCCGTGGAAGAGGCAAAACAAATTTGTCTTTACGCGATTATGAAGGATAATAGACTTGTCTGGGATTTTATGGTAACAGTTATTGGAGAAAAATATCGAAACCAAGATTTCAGCTATGGAAAACTTGACATGACAAGTTTCTTCATAAGATTACAAGAGCAAAATGATGCTATCGCAGATTGGAGCGAATCTACAGTCAAAAAGCTGAAATCGGTTCTAAATCGAATTTTAAGAGAAAATGATTATCTGGATAGTATAAAAGCAGGCCATTTGAACCCGGTTTGGCTTTATCCGGAATTGGAAAATGTGATTCTTACAAATGGGGATCAGGCGGTATTGCCCGCATTTAACCGTTTTGAGTGAGGAAAATTTAATGGGTGACATACAAAAACGCCTTGATAACGTTCGGCAGATGATTCAGAGTCAAGATTTCCTAGAAGGAAAAGGTCTTAGCAATGAAGTGAATATTCGTATCTTCTGCTATGAACCGAGAGATGAAATGGCGGTTCGACATTTCATTGAACAGCTATCTACAGATATGACACTGGGCTGTCAGTTGCGGATCTGTAATTTATATCAAATCTTCCTAGGGATTTGTGAAGGCATGGATATTTTAGATGCAATCCCCGATATGGAAGAAGAGGACGGCCATGATTATCTGTTGGAACAGCTTCAATCGACAATTGGAGTCGATGAAATTGTACAGAAAATTCAGAGCGAGCCGTTCCAGCCGGGAGAAGTACTGGTTTTGACTGGCGTTGGAGAAGCGTTTCCATTTATGCGAATTCATACGTTACTGGAGGCATCATTGTTTGCAGAGAGGCCGGTGCTTGTGTTTTACCCGGGAACATTTAACGACCAGCAGCTGCGGCTGTTCAACTGTCTGAAGCCGAACAATTACTATCGTGCATTTAACGTTGTGTGAAGGGGGAAATAGAGCTTTGGTTATACAGAATATGTTTGTAGAAGACATCAACCGTAAAATTAACGGTGTTGTCAAGGTTGACGAGGACGAGAACAAGGTCCTGGAACAAGAACTGAACGAGTACGTTATTACACGAGAACTGAAGCGGCATTTTGCAGACTTTTTCAATACCTATGCAGAAGCATTTGACGAACCAACGGCAGATACAGGAGTCTGGATCTCCGGTTTTTTTGGCAGCGGTAAATCTCACTTCTTGAAAATGTTGTCATACTTGTTGGAAAACAAAGAGGTTAATGGCGTTCGTACGGTGGAGTGCTTCCGCAAGAAATTTGAGGATGACCCTGGTACCTTTATGCAGGTGGATCGTGCAACCAAAGGTGAAACCGAGACGATTCTGTTTAATATCGATTATGAAGGCTCTATCAATAAGGATAAAACAGCCGTTTTACGTGTTTTTGCTAAGGTGTTCTATAATCATCTGGGATTCTTTGGCAGCAATCTTAAAGTTGCTATGCTGGAGCAGTACATTACGCAGCAGGGCAAGATGGATGAATTTTGCCGTCTGGTTGAAGAAAAGAAGGGCAAGCCCTGGGCAGAAGTGCGCAAGGCGTTTGCATTCAATGGAAAGGTCATTAAACCTGCATTGGCGGAAGCATTGGACATCAGTGAAGAAGATGCAAATAACTGGTTTAACGATAAGAGCGCAACGGAACTCTCTGTTTCACAGCTTGTAGACGACATCAATGCATACGTCAGCACAAAACCTGCAAACTTCCGCCTTCTGTTTATGGTGGACGAAGCGGGTCAGTATGTTGGCACGGACACGGATATGCTGCTGAATCTGCAGTCTTTGGTGGAAAAAATCGGCAGTGAATGCAGAGGAAAAGTCTGGGTGGTCTGTACCGGACAGGAAGCTATTGATGAGATCATCAAGGTACGCGCAGATGAATTCTCTCGGATCCAGGCTCGTTTCAAAACTCGTCTGAGCCTTTCTTCCTCTTCCGTAGACGAAGTAATCCAGAAGCGCATTCTGAAAAAAACTCCAGAAGCAGAAAAAACGCTGGATGCAGTCTATGAGCAAGAAAACTCTGGGATGCGCAACTTGTTTAGCTTTACCAACGCAATGCCGGACATCAAAGGATTCTCTGGCCCTGCACAATTTGCAGAGGATTTTCCGTTTGTTCCGTACCAGTTCCTTATCATGCAGAAAATTTTTGTGGAGATCCGCAAACACGGCAATGCGGGTAAGCACTTCTCTGGCGGCGAGCGTTCCATGCTGAGCGGTTTCCAGGAAGCAGCACAAAAAGTGGAAAAGCAGAACGAGTTTGCGTTGGTGCCGCTGTTCCGCTTCTATGATACTGTACATTCTTTCCTGGATGGTTCCATTCGCAATGTGATTGATCGCTGCAGCAAAGCCGTAGAAAATCACGATGGTCTGGAGCCGATGGATGTGGATGTTCTGAAGCTTCTCTATCTCATTCGATATGTCAACGAGGACATACCGGCCAATCTGGACAACCTTGTGATTTTGATGGCAGACGACATCCGTCTGGAAAAGGTCGCGATGCGCGAAAAGTTGCGCGGCAGTTTGGATCGACTGATTGGGCAGAATTACATCGGACGTACTGGTGATACCTACAACTTCCTGACGGATGAAGAGCAGGACATCCAGAAAGAAATCAACCTTACACAGGTGGATACGGGCGCTATTGTTGGGGATATAGCAAAGATTATTTTTGGCATAATTTATGATGTAAAAAAGTTCCGTTACGGCAAGTGTGACTTCCCGTTTGATCAGATGGTGGATAACACTATGTACGGCATCGCCACAGGCGGCATGCGCCTGCGCTTTTTGACGGCAGCTTCTGATGCAACGGAAAAAACGGAATTTCGCCTGATGAACAGCTCCAAAGGCAGCGAGGCGATTGTAGTTTTGGGCGATACGCCGTATTATGAATCACTGGAAGCATCCATGAAGATCCGCAAATATGTCAAACAGCGGAATGTCAGCCAGATGCCCAAGAGTGCTCAGGATATTATCCGCGGCCAACAGGAAGAAGCAACCAAGTATGAAGCTGAAGCCAGCAAAGCTCTGGTAGAGGCTATTGAAAACGCAAAATTTTACGCCGATGGTGAACATCTGGACATTAAGAGCGGCAATGCTAAGGCCAAAATTGACCAGACGATGGAGTATCTGGTCTCGCATGTTTACAGCAAGTTGGACCTGATTGGGAAAAACGCAGATACCGATGCCGAAATTATGGCGGTGCTTTCTGGTGCAGATGTCGTTTTTGCAGAAGCTGACCCCAACCGAGATGCGGAAGCAGCTGTGGAAGAATATCTTGAAATGCAGGCGATGAAGCATTTGCCTACCTCGATGGCGGATGTACAGAGCAAGTTCAGCAGTATACCCTATGGCTGGAAGGAAATCGACATTGCTTATGTGGTGGCGCGTTTGATCGTGAACCAGAAGGTAACAATCAAATATGCAGGCACTACCATCCAGCCGGACAACGCCAAATTACCTGATATGCTCCGCAAAAAGAGTGAGGTGGGTAAGATCTCCATCAGCAAGCGTGTGGTGGTGTCGGCAACCAAAATGAAGGCTGTGCGGGATCTCCTGCGGGATTATTTCGATGTCATGGATGTTCCAACGGACGAAGATGGTTTGGTCAAGTTTATTGCTGAAGCGTTCGGAAACCAGCTGGAGCATTATAACGAACTGAACAAGCGGTACGATGATGCCCACAAGTACCCAGATCAAACAATGGTACGCAACGCCATTGCTGCAACGCAGGAAGTGCTGAACCAGAAGAAGGATAACATTGCGCTGATCGACTATCTGCTCAAGAAAGAGAACGACCTCTTTGATCAGAAAGATGCCATGGGCAACGTAGAGACCTTCTTCAAGAGCCAGGTCAGCACCTTTGATGATGCTGCACGGCTGGAACATGAGATGCAGGCGGATCTGGACCGCATTACGCAGGATGCAGCGGCAAACGATGCTCTGAACAAGATTCGGCTTATCATCACAGTGCCATCTTTTGGGCAGAAGTTCAACTACAAGCGCATTCCGGAACTGAATGGGTTGATGCAAACGGTGCGTACAGCCCATGACCAGATGCTGGATGACAAACGCTCTGAGATTCTGGAAACAGTGCGTCAGTGCATGGAAGCGACCCACACTGCAGCCGACGGCGATCCCAAGGCGATGGACATTATCCGCAAATCTGACACCTACTTTGACGGGTACAAGACGAAGATCAACGAATGTAAGAGCATTGCATTGCTGGACGGTATGATTATCCCGCTGAGCAAGTACAAGGATGATGCTGTTAGCAGCATTGAGATTGCACTGATGCCACCAGCACCAAAGCCGGCCGCAGAAAAGAAGGATGTTGTTACTCCGGCACCAAGGCAGAAAAAGGTGAAATCTTACAGCCGCCAGATTCTCTTCCCTGCCAAGACCCTGCGGGATGATGCGGATATCGATGCTTATGTGGAGAAGATTCGCTGCCAGCTTAAGAATCTACTGGACGGCTGCGACGAGATCAAGTTGAACTAAATGGGGATTTGACAAATGGCTTTTATTGCAATGCTGGCCCTTCAAGTTGCAGGAGCATTGGTTTTACTCTTGAATAATATTAACGGAAGTCGAGAAGCTGTTATACGAAGTTGCTTTCCTGGATCCAATACAGTTAAACGGGATAATGATAACAACTGTGTTCTCCCCTGTGAAAAACTGCAAAGAAGTGCACACGCAATCTATCTGAATATTGTTGCTTTTTTCGATCTTGTGATTGGATACGGAATCGCAGCGTTCAGCCCGGAGTGTAAGTATCCGCAATTTATGAATGTTGCTTTGGTGATTGTGTCATCTGTTTTATTGACTATTGCTGAATTTTATCTTTGTAAGGTGGCGGCAAAGTTTGTTTATTCGAAAGATAGAACAGTTTCTTATGATGAGTTAGAAAAGTTTGATGTGGAAACATTTGCCACAGACAGGGAGTTCGACGAAATGTTAGATGGTGTATTTGGAGCGCAGGATGATGATAGGTAAGAACAGAGGATTGCTATATGGATGAAATCGAGAAAAATAATTTTAGCTCTATAAAAAAGGCTCTCGAACAAATTCAGATGTTAGGGCTCTCCGAGAGGATGAATCCATACCACGATCTTATACAGAGCATTGGAATTGCTACGACAAATCACAAAGAAGTCTTCGAACTGGCCAAAACAATCGGAAACGTTGCTGGAACTTCCAATTTCTTGAGGTTAGTTCAGCCGATAGTCAATCCGAAATCATTATCTATAAGCAAATCTGTTGCCTCAATAGCCGCAACCATAATGGGGGAATCTCCTACATTCATACGGAATCTGAAGGAAATTCAGGCCAATTTAGGGCAAATCATAAACGCCAAAATTGACTGGAATGTCATCGCTATTCCGGGTCTTTCTGAAGAAGCGAAGAAGAAACGGATTGAGGCATACCGCCAGTGGGGTGCTTATGGATGGACTGTTATTCCGCATGCTAATTTCAAATATTTCAACACTGCACCAACTTCAAGCAAGGAAGCAAACGAAAAGGCCCTAAGTTGCTTCAGAACAAAAAAGCAAATGGAAGAATTCTGGAAAGCGTTTGATTCCGTTGAAAAGATCAAAAGAAGCGATTTTGAGGAGGCGATTAAGGACTTCGATAATCGTTGCTACAAGTCATGTGCGATGATGTTGTATTCCCTAATCGATGGAAGACTTATTCGGTTGCAGGGCGGTCCCAAAACCGAAAAAGAGAATCTGGAATCAGCGAAAAAGACTAAAAGAAAGCCTGCTCGATATAGTGGGGCTGCTGCTGTCAATAGAATCAATAACAAGTATAATGAAGTTCATGAAGATGATATTAAAGCTTGGTTTTTCAGCAATTTGACGAGAGAAAATCTTTTTTGTGCATTGGCAGTGCTTTATGCTAACGGAAATGATTTCAAGGAGCAGCCTGCCGTTATGAATCGAAACTTTGTTGACCATGGAATGCTTCACCGAAAAGTTCGCAGAATGGACTGTATTCAGCTTTTTTTAGCGTATTATAATTTCCTCACATTTGAAAATCGACTAACCGCAGAAGACAGAAAAGAACTGAAAGGGATTGTGTGAGTATGGATAAAAACGCCATCAAGAAATATGCGGTCTGGGCGCGGAAAGAACTGATCTCCCGCGTGGCGCAGAAAGCCCAGCAGTACGGCATTACGGAAACGGAAATGGTGGACGCCGGTGCTGATAGCGTCAACGGCAAAGTGTTGTCTGCAGAAGAGATGCAGCAGCGCAGGGCACTGATCGCACAGATCAACGAAAAAGGCTACCAGCAGGTCATGGAAGAGGTGGCGTATACATGGTTCAACCGCTTTTCGGCACTGCGGTTCATGGAGGTCAACGGCTATCTGCCCAGCCATGTGCGCGTGTTTACGGATGAAAACAATGCGTTCAAGCCCCAGATTCTGGCCGAAGCCCTGCATCTGGAATTGGATAAACTGGATAAGGACAAGGTCTACGCCCTGAAAGAGACCGAGCAGACCGAAGAACTGTACAAATACCTGCTCATCGTGCAATGCAACGCGCTGAACAGCATTCTGCCCGGAATGTTCCAGACCATTGCGGACTACACGGAGCTGCTTCTGCCGGACAACCTGCTCCGGGAGGGCAGCGTCATTGAGCAGATGATCTCCCAGATCCCGGAGGACAACTGGCAGGATGCCGTCCAGATCATTGGCTGGCTGTATCAGTACTACAACAGTGAGAAAAAGGACGACGTGTTTGCCGCCCTCAAGAAAAATGTCAAGATCACCAAGGAGAATATCCCGGCGGCGACTCAGCTGTTTACTCCGGACTGGATCGTGCGGTACATGGTGGAAAACAGCCTTGGACGCCTGTGGGTGGAGGGTCACCCGGACGCAAAAGCACAGCTGCTGCCCACACCGGAGGAGCAAGCAGCTTATACTGCCGGGAACCGTGACCCGGAGGACACCAAGTGGCACTATTATCTGGAGGAAGCCCAGCAGGAGCCGCAGGTACAGGCCCAACTGTCCGAGATCAGCAAACAGTATGCCGACCTGACCCCGGAACAGATCAAGGTCATCGACCCTTGCTGCGGCAGCGGCCATATTCTGGCGTATCTGTTCGATGTACTGATGCAGATCTACGAGAACTACGGCTACACGTCCCGCGATGCCGTGACCAGCATTTTGCAGAACAACCTCTATGGTCTGGATATTGACGACCGCGCCGCCCAGCTGGCCTATTTTGCGGTGATGATGAAGGCCCGCCGGTACGACCGCCGCTTTTTCAGCCACACCACCCAGCCTCATGTGTATGCCATTGAGGAAAGCAACCGCATCGAAAAGCCGGATGTGGAGTATTTCTGCAACGGCAAGCCGGAACTGAAAGATGCTATGCACACCATCCTCACCCAGCTGTATGATGCCAAGGAGTATGGCTCCATTCTCACCATCACCCCGCAGGACTGGGATACCCTCTATGCCCGGTTTGATGAGGTGGCAGACGAGTCCTCGTTCCATCGAGAGAGTATTCGCAAAAAATTACTCCCATTGGTGCGGGTGGCACAGACGTTAGCGCAGAAATACGATGTGGTCGTCACCAATCCGCCGTATATGGGTAGTTCTGGTATGGGTGCAAAGCTGGCAGAGTATGTCAAAAAGAATTACCCAGATAGTAAGAGCGATCTGTTTGCCGTTTTTATTGAAGTATGCTCCCGTATGGCAAAACAGAACGGTTATCAGGCAATGATCACCCAGCACGCATGGATGTTCCTGTCCAGCTTTGAAAAGCTGCGAGAGAAGATGATGCTGACTGAAACCGTCAGCATGGCACATCTTGGCGCACGAGCCTTTGAGGAAATCGGCGGCGAAGTGGTGCAGACAACCTCGTTTGTGCGTGTGCGGACGCATATTGATAATTATAAAGGTGTGTATTGCCGCCTGATTGAGCCGACTTCCCAGCAGGGAAAAGAGGAGATGTTCCTTGCAGGGGAAAATCGGTATGTTGCAAATCAGGATAACTTTGCAAAAATTCCGGGAAGTCCGGTGGCGTATTGGGTGAGTAAAGCCGTATACGAGGCTTTTTCGATGAAAACTTTAGCAGATTGTTGTCCGCCAAAGGCAGGATTGTCTACCGCAGACAACGAACGATTTTTACGTGTTTTCTGGGAAGTTGCGTATTTGAAAATAAAATTCAATGGGACGTGTAGAGATGATTTAAGAAAACTGAAAAGTAACGAAAAGTGGATACCGATGGCAAAGGGTGGGAGCTTTAGACGTTGGTATGGAAATAATGAGTATGTTTTGAATTTTGGAGAGGATGGAAAAGAGTTAAAATACTGGCTTGAACATAATCCTAAAGACCCCAAAACAACAAGTTATTCTCGATATATCCGTAATTACAATATGTATCTACAGAGCGGATTTTCATTTAACGATGTCAGTTCGGGAAAAACTTCTTTTAGATTTCAGCCGACAGGCTTTATTCCAAATGCACGAGGCCCATTTGTGTACTCGGATAAATTGGAGCTTCTTGGATATTTAAATTCTAAGGTCTGCTTGATGTTCCTTAATATTATTGCGCCTACACTCACTTATAATGTTGGTGATGTATGTAGGATTCCGTGCAAAAACATAGAAGATACAGGAATCCGTGATATTGTGGACGAAACAATTCTAGAATCAAAAAAAGATTGGGACTCTTTTGAAACCTCTTGGGACTTTACCCGCCACCCCTTTATCAAAGCCATTACCAAGTACCCCAACATGATGGATATTGGAAACATTTACCTTGCTGAGTGCTATGACATTTGGGCTGGTGAATGCGAAGAACGCTTTGAGAAGCTGAAAGCCAACGAGGAAGAACTGAACCGCATTTTTATTGATATTTACGGCTTGCAGGATGAACTGACCCCGGAAGTAGAAGATAAGGATGTGACCGTGCGCAAAGCGGACCTTGGCCGGGATGTGCGCTCCTTTATCTCCTACGCTGTGGGCTGTATGTTTGGCCGCTACTCTCCCACCTATGATGGTCTTGCGTATGCAGGCGGTACATGGGATGATAGCAAATACAATATCTATAAGCCGGATGCAGACGGTATTATTCCCATCTGTGACGACGAATACTTTGAAGATGACATGATGGGCCGTTTTGTGGAGTTTGTGCGGGTGGTATATGGTGACAGCTCACTGGAAGATAATCTGCGCTTTATTGCAAACGCACTGGGCGGCAAAGGACAGCCGAAAGAGGTCATCCGCAACTACTTCCTGAACGATTTCTATACCGACCACTGCAAAATTTACCAGAAGCGGCCCATCTACTGGCTGTTTGACAGCGGGAAGAAAAATGGCTTCAAGTGCCTGATTTACCTGCACCGCTACCAGCCGGACACCATTGCGCGCATCCGTACCGATTATGTCCACGAGCAGCAGGCACGCTACCGTACTGCCATCGAAGGTTTGGAAAAACAGGTGGCCGCTGCCACCAGCACCAGCGAGCGTGTCAAGCTGACTAAGCAACTGAACAAAGTGCAGGCGCAGGACGCCGAGCTGCATCAGTATGAGGAAAAAGTTCACGCGCTAGCGGATCAGATGATTAAGATTGATTTGGACGATGGTGTGAAGCATAACTATGAGATCTTTAAGGACGTGCTGGCGAAAATTAAGTGATAAATAATAATAAATAAGAGGTGAAATTGGCGATGAAGCAGAAAGTATTAAAGGGTTTAAAAATAGTAACACGATGGCTTGCATGTGCGAAAAGCGCTTTGGTACTTGGTGTAATTGTTGCTTTGATTACATGGGGG